AGGCCTTAGACTCGAACCGGCGCCACAACGCCGCGCCTGGTGCGAGCATCTCGCGCATCTCGTCCCAGGTCATCTCGCCCCGCGACTCGGCGACTGGGTCCGTGGACGAGCGCCAGCGCACAACGGCGTAGGACGAGCTCATTTACAGAGAGAACAATTGCAACGAGATCCAGGCTTACGCCACCAGCTATTACGCGACTCCCACCTAGCCGCCGAGGATGCGAGGTCTTCATCAACAATAAAGCCATGATATCCAGCCCACTTTACAAAAGTGGCGCCAGCCAGCAGCTCGATCCCGCCGTGGTGGCTAGAAGGCCCATACCAGCCTTGATTGTCATTCCCAGGATAAAACCCAAGCCGATCCTGACACTTCCACAACCCATGCACGCAGAGGTCACCGTCCGGAAGGCCGCATTCATCCCGAGATGCTTGATGAATGACCGCTTCATAGCATTCATGCTGCGGGGAATACATGTGATAGTCGTGGGGCGCCTCCTTCAACCAACGACGAAGCAGGTTTACGACTTGAGCAAGGCTATCCACTTCCCGAACAAGTTTGATTTCCGGCATAATGGCTCCACTTAGTTACACTGTTGAGTGCTTAGTCTCTCTTTCGACCGCCGCCGCCGCATCGGCGACGGCCTGCTCGACCAGCGCGCACAGAACGCCCGACGGAGTCGAGCCGACCATCCGCGCGAGCAACGCGAGGCCGTCCCAGTGGCGGCGCGTCATCGTGACCGAGCGCCGCAGCCCGTCGGCGTAGATGCGAGGCCGGCCGGCGCCGGTGCGTGCGCCGCCCCTCATAGCGTCTGCTGACCAGCCCAGAACCGACCCTGCATGGTCGCCACGTCCACGGCAAAACGAGCCATCTTCTCTTGCAGCACCCGCAGAACTGGAGCCTCCGGATCAGTGTACGGGAACCGGACGCGCAGGCGCCCGACGCGGCCGTATCGATGGGCGCGCCGAACGGCTTGATAGACCTCCTCAAAGGACCATCCGAAGCCGCTATAGACCATGTCGTCGCACTCGGGCAGATTGACGCCGAAGCCGAGCACCTTGGGCTTACTAACGATGTGCTGAACCTCGCCAGCCCGGTATGCGTCCACCAACTCGACGCGCTGCTCTACAGGCATTGCACCATTGATGACTGCAACGCGTCCAGAAAGCGCTCGCCGAATCGCGTCCTCCTCGGCGTTACGACCACACCACACGATGCCCCGCTTTCCCTCAAGGTACTCCACGATGGACGAGAGGCGAGGCCCAGGCGCTGACCGAAGAGCGCCAAACACCGCCGACCGATCCTCCATCGTCTCGGCGCTGGCGAACAGGCCGCCGCCTTTCGTCGCAAACCCCTCATGGACGGCGACCTTGTGAAAGTCGTAGTCGGGCTCGTGCCCCATCTCGGTAGTCTGCTTGAACCCGAGCGCGCGCGGGCTGTGAACGTAGGTACTCCACGTCGCGAGGTTCCGATAGAACGGCTCGATTGCATGGCCTCGAAGAATCCAGTCGGTGCCGTCCTTCCGAAAGAACTGCGAATAGAACTCCTTGGCCGTGCGCGAGTAGCCGAGGAACACCGCATGGCTGGCGTATTCGGCATGGTCGTTAGGAGCCGGCGTTGCGCTGGTCGCGAGCCGATAGGGGATGTTGGCGGCGAGTGAACAGAGCCAATCGCGCGTCTCTCCGACCTCGTTCTTGAGGATGCCCGATTCGTCAAGCACGATGCCGGAGACGCCGCGCATGTCGATGTCGCGACGGCTCTCGTAGTTCAGAATAGCGATGCCATCGGTCCAGACCTCGCCAGCGCGAAGGTCGACCGGCTCATGCCCGTGAAACCGCGCGCACTCCCGCTTGGTCTGTTTGAGGACGGCGAGGGGGCATAGGATCAACACCTTTCCGAACTTCGAGACGGCGTGCGCCCACGCAAGAAACATCGCCGTCTTGCCCAGCCCGCAATCCGCAAAGATAGCGAACCGCCGGCGCTGCAGCGCGCGGGCGACGAGGTAGGTCTGAAAGTCCATAAGGTGAGGCGCGAACGACTCGATGCCGTCACCGTCAAACGTGCCGCCAAACACCGAGGAGTAGGACAGCGCATCCGTGATGACGGTGCGCCCGTCAACCCGGTACATCGGGAGGCGCTTGCACTCAATAAACAGGCGATAGCCCTCGACACCGTGCCCGATGTCGATCCGCACTTCGTCTGCTTTCACTTTGCACCCCACATGCCCATCTGGGCACCGCGCGACAGGACCATCCGGTCAAGGTTCTTCCTCGCGACTGCGAAGTAACGCGGGTTCAGCTCAAACCCCACGAACTTACGATAGAGATCCATCGCCTTGTACCCCTCGGAGCCGACGCCCATGAACGGAGAGAGTACGGTTTCGCCTTTGTTAGACCAAAGACGAATGCATCGGTCGATCAACGGGAGCTGGAGAGGGCAGACGTGGCGCTCGTCATCATCGGACTTGGCCGCGTCGGTGTTGAGCGTGTCCGTCTCTTTGATGCCCGTCCACACTCCCATCGCCTCTCCACGGTCGTACATCGCGTCATAGAGGGCAGTGTCGGAGGTGTCGTCGCTCGACCACACGCCCTCGGCGTACCGGATCCACTCGTCGCGACTGACGCCGCCCTGCGCTGGATCCTGCACGATGGGGACAATGTTGACGCCGGGCGCCTTGAAGACGAGCAGGTAGTCGACCAACGCCGGGCGGGAGATCATCGAGTCGCGCTCAAAGTTGGTAAACGTCAGGCACGCGCTCTTGGTGCGGATCGACTGCGCCTGCGGGTTCTTAGGGATGGTGACATCTCCATAGTAGTGAAGCCCGGCCGCCTCCATCTTGGCGATAACGGCCCCGCGGATGTCGTACAGTCCCATGAAGCCATGCACCGACTTGAACCGGGACACTTGCTGGATGTGAAGGCAGACGTTTCGGCCCGGCTTGATGGTCGGGGCGAGAGCGCGAGCGAAGAAGTCGAAGTGCAAGAGGAATTCGTCATCGCTCTCGCGTGAGTTTCCCATGTCCGCATCGGCGGCCGTGTAGGCGTAGAGGGACGAGAACGGAGGAGAGAAGACCGCGAGGTCAACGGACGCAGGCGGCATGGCGAGCAGGCCGGGGATGCAATCCATGTTTGCGATGCGGTAGTCGGCAGTGTCGATGTAGGTGATTGAGGTCACGCCGTCACCACTTCGAGGACGATTACGGCGATCTCGCGCACGCGCGTCTCGAGCGAGTAGACGTCGAGGTCGTCGTCGTCGGTGAAGATGCGGACGGGACGGATGCCCGACTCGCGCTCGACGCGGACGACCTCGATCACGCCGACGTGCCCGAGCTTGCGCGCCAGCACCTTCGCGAGCTTGTCGGCGTAGTAGTCGATCTCCTTGGTCGTGAACCCGAGGTTGAGAAGGTCAGCGACGACGACGCGGTAGGTGATCTCGGTCATGTGAGCTCCTGGTTTTGTCGGCCCGGCTCCATCGCCGCCCGACACCCTATGAATACCGCACCACTATTCACAGCGCAACGGGGACGGCTCAAGTTTTCCGACGCGCGAGGAGCATCTGAAGGATCGGCCAGTCGGCGGGCTTCAGCTCGACGTAGTGCCGGCCCGTCTCCGCGCCCCAGTCGTCACACTCAAGAGCGAGGACGCGCCCGTGCTCGTCCTGCCCCTTGAGCCGGTAGTGCGTGCGCTCGGGGCCGTGGAGGATGTGGCCGAGTAGCCGCGTGTCGGGCGGGAGCTCGAGGGCGGTGCGCCAGCGTCCGTTGCCGCGCTCACTCACGAGGTCGCCTCCATGAACGCCCTCACGAAGCCGGCCGCGACTTGCGGGACGATGGCGTTGCCGTAGGCGCGCAGGCGTCCCACTCGGGCGGGAGCCCCATGAGCCAGCGGGAGAAGGCCGGGTTGAGTTGGGCGCGCCTTCCCGTCTCGGCAGGGAAGCCAGCCGACGGGCTCCCAAGGTGCCGTTGCACGTCGCGATCCAGCGACACCGTGTGCTGGTTGAAGCCGCTCCCCTTCCCGTCGCTCGCCTGCGGCGTCGGCCACGACGACAGCGCCGCCGTGCAGAGGTCGTTGCCCCAGCCCTTCCGCAACGCCTCGCGCTCGGCGCCCTCCATCGTCCGCACCGACTTGCTGCCGTCCTTCGCTCCCGGCGTCGGCCACGTCGCCAGTTGCGCCGCCATCGGCAGGATTAACCCGAAGCCGTTGCCGTTGATGCCCTTGCCCTTGATCGCCTCGCGCCGCGCCTCCCACGCCGTGCCGGTGTTCCCGGAGTCCATCGACGCGCTCGGCGTCGGCCACCCGGACGGCACCGAAGAAGAGCCGCTGTCGGATGTGCGGCGCCCCGACGCCCGCAGCGCACAGATCCGCAGCCCCGACGGCGTAGCCCTCTCCTTCCAGGTCAGCGCGAACAACGTCGAGCCACGCGAGGCCATCCCCGCTCGCAACCTGCTCTCCAAAGACGACTGGAGGGCGGCACTCGCGGATGAGGCGGAACCACTCGGGCCAGAGGTGCCGCTCGTCTGCGGTGCCGCGTCCTTTGCCGGCGACAGAGAAGGGCTGACAGGGACAGGAGCCGGTCCAGACGGGCCGGTCGTCAGGCCACCCGGCGAGCCGAAGAGCGTAGGACCAGGCGCCGAGGCCGGCGAAGGTGTGGAACTGGGTAGCGCCCACAAGGTCATCTGCGCGGAGGTCACGGATGGAACGAGCATCGACGGATCCAGGTT